TAATCTCACGGGAGTAAGACATGATTGACTACACCATACACGAATGGGTCCCGGGTACGGACCACCTGGAGGTCACCTTCAGCAATCCTTATCGGAACGAAGATAATTCCGGTGACGAGGCCTATAAGGATCATGTCCGCCTGGTCGGTATCCCCGACAGCGACGACGAGCTATCCCAGACCCTCGATGAGTTGGGTAACGGAATCGCCAACAAAATGCAAATCGCCCACCAACGGGCACTCAACCAAATGGAAAATGATAATGACGACTAAGAAAAGCACCGGTCTTGCCAAGAAGAATGCCACAGATGCACAGAAGATCTCGCCGACTGAAAAGCAGATCCTGGATAGCCAGGTTGCTCGGACCAACGCAGCCCATCGCGACTTCGAAGAAGCCAAGGGTGCGCTTGGCAATACACTAGCACTGATTGGTGACCGCTATGGGGTCGACCTGACCCGCGGCGCCTACAACGTATCTCAGGATGGAACTCTGGTTCCGACCGATGCGGGCCAGCAGGCGGAACAGGCTGATGCGGGCGCTCAGCTCCTGAACGAATAGTAAATGCCACGTGATGTTGAGCTCGAAGAGGAAGACAATCCTCTGGGCCCTGGGACTCCGGTCGCTGAGGGATTCCAAGATCCTTCGGCGACCTATCCTAGGTCGGATCGACTAGGCTCAGACTCCAACCCCAAAGCTCGGGGTATCGACAACCAAACACGGACCGCAGCCGGGGTTCGAGGCGCTAAGGTGGCCTCGAATGTCGCGCAAGGCCAGGCGCGCCTTATTGGCCGTTCGGCCGCCAAGGCCAACCCCAAGTATCCTCACAACAGCATCACCGAGACACCGAGTGGCCACATCATGGAGTTCGACGACACTCCGGGCTATGAGCGAATTCGTATCCGCCATCGCACCGGCAGTGAGATCGAGCTGCACGCCAACGGTGACTATGAGATGCTGTCAGCCGGTTCGGCCTACACTATCATCAGCCGCGACGCTGAGCTGGTGGTCCGTGGTTCAGCCAATATCGTCATCGAATCCAGCTGTGACATTAGGGTCCAGGGAGACGCCAACCTGCAGGTCGAGGGTGACCTGAACCAGTTGGTCGAGGGCAACTACAATCTCGAGGTAGCAGGCGACCACAACACCAGGGTCCACGGCAACTCAGAACGGATCACCACCGGGGGACTCTTGGAGTCCACCCGCGGCAATGTGATCCGGCGCAATCTCTCCAACTCCCTTGAGCGGACGGTGGGCGACCACACTGTCGAAGTCGGCGGCACATTCCGCTCGACCGCTGAAGGGGAGTATCACATTAGTGCCTACGGCGAACTGCAGGCGTCTTTTCACGGTGGCCTTATGACCATGAACGGAAAAGATGCCGACGGTGAGCCAGGTCAGGGCCAATTTATAGCGGAGACCTACTATGGAAATGCCTGGCATGGATCATTCATCTTCGTCGATACCGAACTCCACGCTACGGAGGTATATTCAAGCGAGCTCCACGTTGACGGACCCATTTATGCTGACTCTGTTGATGCTCCAACGCTCGACGGAACCGCAACTAAAGCAACCTGGGCCACCACCGCTGGAAGTGCGCCGACCGGTCCCTCAACCCCGTCGACACCGTCGCCCGACTCGCCCGGGACGCCGGACAGCCCAGAAGCTGCTCCTTCCAGCGCTGAGACGGTAACTGATGTCACCGGAACCTCGGACGACTTCATTGTTGACAGCGACCGGTCCAGCCTCAATGGTGGCTATTCGACCCGAGCCCTGAGCACCGACGAAGCCAGCCACCGGATGCGCAATCCAAAGCTCTTCAACGACCCGGCCTGGCTGCGTGACCAGGTCGAAACCGGAGCGGTCCTGGAGTCGGTCACCAGCATGAGTGTGCCGGCGATTAAGCGCTTCAATCGGAATCCACCGGCGGCCAAGGGCCGTGACGCTCGGATCCGCTCAATTCCACTGCAATTTCAGCTGACCTCGTTGACCCGAGCGACCCCGTTGAGTCCGCACTATCGGTTGAGCCATGTCCTAATAAATTCGCCTTTGCACGCGCAGCTGGGCCTGGGCGCTATAGATATCGCCAAGAACGCACAGCTGTTGGCCTTCAATGTCCTTGAACCACTGCGATCTGCGTTCGGCGAAGAATGGTCGGTTGCCGAGGGGATCTATTCCCTGTATACCGACGAACAGATTGGCGCCAACTCTATGGCGCTGGCGATGGCACAAGGCCTCGGGGTCGGCATACGGATCCCACGGCTGCCCAATTCGGCATATTTCGATATGGCTCAGTGGCTACATCAGAACATTGTGTTCGACCAGCTGGTGTTGAGTTATGGCGACTACGATCCGTCAGGCCTCAACGAACCTACCCTACTGGTTGCGCTCAAAGCGACCGGTTGCGCCAAGACGGTGCGAACCGAGTTCAACCACCAAACGGTAGAAAGTGCCCTGCTAGACCTCTCTGATGACACGTAAATACGCCGCCGATGATGCCAACCTGAACGCCGCTGCGATAATCACCTCGCGGCGCAAAGACTATGTGGACCTCAACCTCTACTTTGAGGCGAACACCAGCACTAAAGACATCTACCTTTCGAAGGACGCTCAGGCGGTCAAGCAGTCGGTCCGCAACCTGATCCTGACCAACCACAATGAGGTTCCGTTTCGACCGAATCAGGGTGCCAACATTCGTGCCCTACTCTTTGAGAACATTGGTTCCTTTGCGGCTATTCAGGCTAAGTCTGCGATTGCCTCGGCCATAGCCAACACCGAGCCGCGTGCGCAGGTCCTGGATATCAACGTCAACTTCAATGAAGACGGTAATTCGGCTGCGATAACCATCGAGTTCCAGGTGCGCACGACCCAGGAACAGGTCACCTTGGCCATCCAACTTAAGAGACTCCGCTAATGACCACACGAGTAACCCCAAGCCAGTTGGACTACAATCAGATTCGATCGAGTCTAAAGGCCTACTTCCAGAACAGCGGCCGCTTCGTCGATTATGACTTTGACGCGAGCGGCCTGGCTGCGATACTGGACGTCCTGGCTTATAATACGCACATTCAGGCAATGACCGCCAATATCACCTTGAACGAGGCATTCCTGGATACCGCCCAGCTGCGGTCCTCGGTGGTATCCTTGGCCAAGCCCCTGAACTATTTGCCCAGGTCCAAGACCTCAGCTCGGGCGACCGTGGATGTCACCATCAGCGGCACCCCAAGTGGCGAGGTTACACTTCCGAAATACACCAAATTCACCGGGCAGGGTGACGGCAAGACCTACACCTTCTACACCTTGGACGACTATGTGACCGATGAAGCTGGCGACTTCATCTTTCGGGACGTGATCCTCTACGAGGGTAAGCTGGTCACCAAGCGCTTCATCGTCGACGCTGACCAATCGGAGAATCCACTCTATGTGATTCCAGATGAGGCGGTCTATGTGGACTCTCTGGAGATCCTGATCCGCGACGGCATTGGCTCGACCTCGGTCACCAGCCTCCATATTCCGCTCGGCGTTGCGGACTTCGGTCCAGAAGAAGACATCTACCTGATCGCTGAGTCCGCGTCTGGCTACTATGAGTTGACCTTTGGGGACAACATCGTCGGCAAACGGCCTCTTGAAGGCTCGATCATCGAGGCCAAGTATCTGGCAACCGCTGGGCCGGATGCCAACCTGGTTCAATCCTTCTCGACCACACTGGCCATCGAGGGCCTGAACCTAGCGCCTGCGACCACCATCATCGCAGAAGGTGGCGCCGAGAAGGAGAGCATTCAGTCGATCAAGTTCAACGCACCGAAGGCCTACGCTGCCCAGAATCGCGCGGTCACCGTTGCGGACTACAAGGCGCTGATTCAAAATTCGGTCTCCTATGTCGAGGCCATCAACGTATGGGGTGGCGAAACCCACGAGCCGCCTGAATACGGCAAGGTGTTCATCAGCATTAAGCCGCTAGGCGCGGACGAGCTCACCGAAGATCAGAAGGCCACGCTCGTCGGTCAGGTCCTGGCGGGGCGTAACATCATCAGTATCCAGACCGAATTTGTCGCGCCTGAGTACCAGTACGTCGAACTTCGGGTGGACATCCGCTATTTGCCTGGTCAAACTTCCCTGACCAAGCAGCAACTAGAGAATAAGGTTAAACAGGCCATCGCGGATTACGGCACCGACAGTCTGGTGGACTTTGCCAGCTCGCTTCGTCGGTCCGCACTGTTGACCTACATTGACCAGGTGGATACCGCGATCACCGCGTCGGACACCACCGTCAAGATCCAACGTCGCCTCAAGCCGACCCTTGGGGTCCTGGCCCGCTATGACCTGCGCTTCAACGGCCAAATCGCGGCCGCAGGGACCGTTCCGGTTCTGACCTCTGACGTCTTCCAGTATGTGGTCGATGAGGTCACCTACAACTGCTATCTGCGCAATAAGACCGGCTCCTACAGCATGGAGGTCTACCGCAAAGGATCTGCAGGCGATATTGTGGTGGTCGACGATGTTGGCTACTTCACCCCGTTAACCGGAGTCCTAACCCTTCTGCCCTTCGGGCCGTCAGGGGTTAACTCAGCGGTGGATGGCATTCGTATCACCATGACCCCAGCAGATCAGAACGTGATCCTGCCTCGTCAAAACCGCCTGATCCGGATCGACTCGGCCCGAACCTCAGTGACCGCGACCGCCGATGAGTAGATTTCCAGAGAGCGAATCCAGGCGGCCTAGCTTCCGGACCAATGTGGTTCGCGAAGCGCTGCCGTCGTTCTACCTTACCGAGTATCCTAAGTTCGTCGAGTTCCTTGAGACCTACATGGAATTCATGGCTGACAGCGAGGGCTTCGATGACCTGCTAGGCAAACTGACTGACGTCCGGGATATCCAGTTGGCCGATCCGGAATTGGTCAGCGCGTTGCGCCTTGAGTACGGCGCCGACTTTCCGAATCTGAGCACCATTGACGACTCGACTATCATCCGCCTGTTCGAGTATTGGTATCGCTCCAAGGGCACCAAGGAAGGGGTTGAGGCCTATTTCCGCCTGTTCCTGAACTCCGAAGCTGAGATGGTTCTGCCCCGAGACAATATGCTCCGTTGCTCGGACGGGGTCTGGGACGAGGATCTTGAGGTCTTCACCGAGACCACCGGCCACCTGTCCGAAGCGACCATGGTTATTCAGGACTCCTACTACTATCAGATCTTCTCGTATCTCATTCGCTCTGAGATTTCCATTGTGGACTGGGGTACGATCTTTGAGAAGCTGGCCCACCCGGCTGGCTGGATCTTCTTCGGCGAAGTTCAGATCACCGAGACCGCGGCATTCAGCGCGCTGACCTTCTCACCGACTATTCAGCCTGGCCTGCAGACACGAGACGCCAACCTTCTGGTTCTGGCGACCGTCGCGATGGCAATGGGCGCGAGCGCTCAACAGCTGCGCAAGATCCTGGGAGCGAAGGCCTTTGCTGACCCTTACTCGTTCCAGGACGTCAATATCAACCTGTTCACCTCGACCTACACCATCGGCGCTTGGGTCGACGAGCCCATCCAAACCTTTGTGGATAATCTGGCTAGCCAGCGCACAAGCATTAGGGCACCCGCCCGCATTATTATCACCAGCGCCTAACCGGCCCGTATAGATAACCCTGAAGACCTCTGAGGAGAGACATGACCGCTATCATCACCCACCCGTTTCGCTTCCAGAACCTGCGCGAGGCTAAGAAACGCCTGGACGCTGGTACCGACCTCTACTATCTCGGCATTGGCCGATCAGAGGCCTGGGACAACGACATCCTACCACCGGTTCCGGGGGTCGATCCGACCACCGAGGTCCGGGCACGCCACAGCCTGCAGTCCGCCAAGAAGATTTCAAACGTTGAGTTTGTCGCGCCTCGTTGGAACTGGGTCAGCGGTAGAACCTATGTGGCCTATGACGCCGCGGATGCTGTGCTCCATACCAAAGCCTTTTATGTGCTGAATCTGTCCTCGTTCAACGTCTACCTCTGTCTATCTGCAGGCG